ACAAGAACGGGAGTTACTCACAATGATAGAGTCTATAGTGGCCCTTTTGATGTTTGTAAACGGAGAGATCAAGGAACACTTGGTGCAAAAAAACATGGCGGCATGCCTTCGGGGGAAGCGCCACGCGGAGAGACAGTTCAGTGAATCTGTAACTTACAAATGCTATAAGGGTAAAGCAGAGATAGAGTTGTACCAAGGTAGAAAATATATCAAAGCTCTAATTTTAGAGTAATGAAATTTATTTTAGTTTTGGTAATATGTAATGCTACGTGCGGACCATCATTTGAATGGCCACAAAAGTTTGATAGTTTTTATGATTGTGCAAGAATGGGATACAAAGCATCTGAATTAAGAATAGCTGAGTTTGGTGATGTGTATGTAAATAAAAATAAAACTTCAATACTATTTAGTTGTAAAGAAATAAGCACTATATAAAAATGAAAAAAAATAAGATTGCAAAAATGCTGCGTACACCACGCTTCAGGCAACTTGTAATTAAAAACAAAAAACGTTATAATAGAAAGAGGTATAAAAATGAATCTAAGTCGTAACTTCACGCTTCAGGAATTAATTAAATCTGATACTGCTGTTAGATTGGATATTAATAATAATCCAAACTCAGGTCAGATAGAGAAATTAAAAGCTTTGTGTGAAAATATTTTACAGCCGGTACGTGACCACTTCGGTAGAGTAAAGGTAACGAGCGGATTCCGTTCAGAGCAGCTGTGTCTAAAGATAGGTAGCTCAGTCAACAGCCAACATGCGAAAGCTGAGGCGGCTGATTTCGAATGTATGGGCACAGATAACGCTGAATTAGCTGATTGGATTTATGCAAACCTAGAATTTGATCAATTAATACTAGAGTTTTATACTCCTGGAGAACCAAACAGTGGTTGGATACATTGTAGTTATACTACTGACCAACCAAGAAAACAATTTTTACATGCGTACAAATCAGAAGGTAAAACAAAATACAAACCTGTAATTGGAAAGGCAAAAGATTTAGTATAATAGAAAGACAAATGAGAAAGATATTAGGTGTAAATATTTCGCACGACTGTTCGTTTGCTTACTTTGAAAATGGTGTTTTAAAAGAATACTATGAAGAAGCTAGATTTAATAAAATAAAACATTTTAAACCTGTGCATCCTTTTTATCAAGGAGATTATGAATATGAAGTATTAAAAAAATTTAATAAAATTACTTTTGATGCAGTTGCATTTGTTTCACATGATAGAGGAAACATCTTAATAGAGAAAGCATATATAGATAATATATTAAAACAAATAAAATGTAATGATGTTAAATTTTATATTGATGAACATCACTTATGTCATTCAGTGTGTGGATTTTATTTTAGTGATTTTGAAGAAGCTTTAGCTATATCTACAGATGGAGGAGGTGAAAGAATAGAAAATCCTGAGTTTAGGGTAATGGAATCGATTGTTAAAATAAATAATAAAAGTATTAAAAAACTATATCAACGAGCGAGTAATAAAAAAACACAATATTTTGAAGAGTCAGATATAGTCAGAGAAAGAGATATTGAAAATAAAGTATATGGTTTTGATTTAAAAATGACGAATCAATTAATAGGTGGTTTAAAATATTTATTTTATTCTGTAGAGGCAGGATTTCCACAAAACTGTGAAGGACAGCTTATGGGAATAGCTGCATACAAAGATAAAAATACTAATTTAGATAAAAAAGTTTTAGAAATAGCACATAAAGCTCAAGAGGAAACATTAGAAGAAAGAATACAATTAATAAAAAAAGCACAAACTTATAGTGATTGTAATAACATAATACTTACAGGGGGATATCATTTAAACTGTGCTAATAATTTTAAGATAGTAAAACATTTTCCTAAATTAAATTTCTTTGTAGATCCAATACCTTATGATGGAGGCACTGCAGTTGGTGCAGCATATTATTATGAAAAAAATTTTAAAAACTAAAGAAGAAGCAATAGAAAAAATATTAGATCAACAAGTGGTCGCTATATTTCAAGGACATTCTGAATGGGGAGCACGTGCTTTAGGTAATCGTTCTATGTTATTTGATCCTCGTAATAAAGATGCAAGAGAAATAATAAATAAAATAAAAGGAAGACAGTGGTGGAGACCTACCGCTGCTACTATACTTTATGAACATAGAAATTATTATTTAGAAATGCGTGGATTAAAAGAATCACCTTATATGTCTTTTGCCATAGACGCAAAACAAAAGGCAATAGATGAGGTGCCAGCATGTGTGCATGCAGACAATACTTGTAGATTTCAAACTTTAAAACGTGAACAAAATCCTAACTACTACGATTTAATTAATTTATTTTACAGAAAAACAGGTGTGCCAATTTTACTTAACACTTCTTTTAATTTAAAAGGCTGGCCAATTGTTGAGTCGTTTGATGACGCGTTATTGACTTTACAGAACAGTGATATAAATTACTTATATACACCATGACAATAGACAAAAAAGCAATACAGTTATTTAACAAAATAGACACAGTGCACGGACATTGTGAAGAGTGTCAAGAAGAGGCGATTATGGTTGCAATTGTACAAGAATATTATCGATGCACCAACTGTGGACACGACACTAAGCAACATGTAAATGGTAGTATACGTTATATGAAATTATCAGAGACAGATAGAAATTTTATAAAGAATCATTATAAAAATGGCTAAACAAAAATTTACTCACTTCGTACCAAGACCAAAACCTCGTAAACGTCCGGGACGTCATACAAAACGGTTAAATAAAAATAAAAAAAGAGACTACAAAAAGTACAATAGACAGGGCCGACCGCAATAATGGATCACACAGATGCAATTATGGAATTAAAAAATGTTATACACCCTAGGGTTATAGAAAAATTAATTCCGTTAATAGATAAAAAATCAAAAGACAAGCTACAAATTAAAGCTGGTTTAGATGAAACCGTACGAAATGTAAACGGATATCATTTAAGTTTTAATACTCCTACAGATTTGTTTTATTGGAACTATATAAAAAAAGAAATAGAAAGATTGTATGCTTTGTACAAAGCTAAATTTCCTAAAATGGCAAGTGATAAAATAAATCAAATTGATCTTTTAAAATATACACCAGGAGGAAAGTATGAAACACACACAGATCATTTTACTAATACACCCAGACATTTAAGTGTAATTATAAATTTAAATGATGATTATGAAGGAGGAGATTTAACATTTACTGATCAAAATGAAAAAGAAATAAAAACATTAAAACTTGGTAAAGGGTCAATGGTGTTTTTTCCTAGTAACTTTATGTATCCACATAGGATACAACCTATTACAAAAGGAACAAGATATAGCATAGTCGCGTGGCTTCAATAATGAATTTGGTTTATCAATTAAAAGATGAATTATTTTGGATACAAAATTTTTTACCACAAGAACTTTACAAAGATATGTATGTACAAACTATCAAAGCAAGAAATCACCCTAATTTTATACCTTCAATTGTAGGATGGCACACATATAAAGAAGAGGTTGATGATATGTCTAATAGTTACAATCAAGAAAATCCAGAGAAGAATGAACAATTTTTTTTAAAATATCATACATTTTTGAGACATCAGCCTTTTGTAAATTTAATTAACAAAGGATTTGAAAGTCACTTACGTAAATATACTTATGGACAACATTTAACATGGCATAATGATAATACAAAAGCTAGAGTCTATGCTGCTACATTTTATTTTAACAAAACTTGGAATCAAAGTTGGGGCGGTGAGCTTATGTTTAAAAATGATACGTCTTCAGGTTTTATACCCATAATAGGTAACTCATTAGTTATTGCAAAATGTGGATTAATGCATAAAGTAAACTCTAATTTAAAAAAAACACACCCACGTTTAAGTATACAAACCTGGATATATAATAAAGATGAGAGATAAATTAATAAAAAATTTTTTTAGTAAAGATGAATTAAAAGTTTATCAAAAGTATTGTTATAATAAAATAGATGAAAACAAAGATTACACTTTAGATGAACAATCTTTCTCACCTGCATGGTATAAAGATCCATTGATGAATGGTTTGCTTGATATAAAATTACCTATAGTTGAAAGAGAATCTAAATTAAAGTTGTATCCTACTTATGCGTATTGGAGATATTATGTTTTTGGTGGACTATTAAAAAAACATACAGATAGACCAGCATGTGAAGTATCTGTTACTGCCTGTATAAAAAAATATGATAAATGGCCTATCGTAGTTGAGGGTAAATCTTTTGAATTAGAAGAAGGCGATGCTGTTTTATATGCTGGTTGTGATCAAGAACATTGGCGTCCAGGTGTTTATGAAGGTGAAGGAATGGCTCAAGTATTCTTACATTATGTAAATCAAAATGGTCCTAATAAAGATCATGCCTATGATAATTTACGAATAAATGGTTGACAAATAATATAATAATCCTATATAGTATATCCTAACAAAGGAATATACTAATGACAGACATAAATAAATATAAATCAGTAGCTCTTTCACATAAGAGTTGTGATAAGTTAGAT